TTCTTGATTTGGGAGAGAGACATCTTAAAATGTATAAAGATTAAAAAGACAAGAACATTAAGATGAACGATGTCATCGAACTAAGGGTATTGATACATAAGGTTCTTCTCCCACGGATTCGAAACCTGGAAAATGAAGTAAGTGCGCTCAGGAAACATACTTGGCCATACGTTCAATCACGGAAAGAGACCACTCAACTTGACGATATGGAGAGCAAAATCGACTTCATGAAAAACCTTGATGATAAAACAATCAGGGACCTTATTAACAGGAAGTCGAAGTTGTGTAGAACGTCAGGATCTCAGGGAAGGGAGTACGACATTATAAAATATCACTTATAAGTATATGGACTTTTTAAGCTTACCTATCACCGCCTTGACGACGATGTGTGGCAGTGTATCAGCTATGCTACCCGCCTCTAATCTACTCCCAACCTCTGAAGGACCCCTTAACGACAAGGAACTGGGTGGCTACGTCGTGACAGTCATTTGCCTGATCATATGCATGTATATGATTATCAGAATGCCTTTCAAGACACCCCCGATGATGGCAGCTTGTTGTTGCTTCCTTTCTTCTTGCAGCACGAGCTCGTCTCGTATAGCCAAGGATGTTCAAAGACGTGTTGGGGAAACCTCCGAAGGAGAAACCCCCAATGGGGAAAAGTCAGAAGAAGAGAAACAACAGATTGCACAAACTATGTTTGGAAATGCCAAAGAGCTGTAAAATTTAGAAAAAGTTGTCAGTTCTATAAAGATTTACCGTGAATGGATCAGTTTTACCAGTTATTGAAACTGCTTCATTTCCATAAAGTTCCTGGCAACCAATGTCATCCATACAGTCCCTCGAATTGTGAGATAACGGTATAGAATATAGATTATCACCCCCAGTCGTAGTATAGTAATGATACCTATCCCTTCTTCCGTGGACTTCTTTACCATATAACGGTAATGTTTCGCCAGTCTCATTAGTAAGAATGCCCATCTGCTGTGTGTGACCAGGTTTGTATTGCTTCAGTGGTGGACTACGGAATTCTGGTTCTCGTGTAGGCATAAGCACTGGAGGACGAGGAAGCATGGGAAGTGGTCTTTGTATGGGCATGTTAATCTTAACAACCTTAGGATTGTGCCACATGTATGCCACAGCAACAGTCAAAGCAAATAGTATCACCCACATGATCTGTGTCTTTGTCTTGTTCTTCATTTATAGTACTAAAAGATTTAAATTAAAGGGTTGTCATGTTTCTTTAACAGATGATCGTTTTGGCAATCGACATTGGGTATCATAACATGGGACTCGTTCTCGCCGAATCCCTGACTGGTCCGTCGATAAAAGTTGAGTACATAAAAAAAGTTAGTCTTGAAGACTATAAGTACTTGAGATCAAACGACATCGTCGATTTGGTTCCTTTATTCGTAGAAGATCATCAAGCAATATTCGATTCAGCTGACAAAATACTGATAGAAAGACAACCACCGGCTGGATTTACAAATATAGAAATACTTTTGCATTACATGTTCCGTGACAAAGTTACACTCGTTCATCCCGTTAGTGTGCACACTCATTTCGGTATGAGAAACCTGAATTACGAAGAGAGAAAGGAGAGAACAACTTCGATTGCCGAGAGGTATACAAATTCCGAAATCCCTTACGAGAGAAAGCATGATATTGCCGATGCCTTGTGTATGATCATTTATGACAATTTCAAGTGCTCGACACACTTTTTTGACAGGTTCAAATATGTTCCTACTGAATTTCTCTAAAAAACAAATTATGGGTCATCTAATTGAGTTTGATTTACACCTTTTTTTTCACTGTATATAGTACAATGCCAACTTCTCAACAAGTTCGAAACGCCAAAAGTAAACTTAAGAAAACCCTAACCCGTAACAGGAGTAAACCTGTGTTACCCAACAGACAGTTATTAAACCTCATCAAGGTTAACAAACACATTCAGGCCATCAAAAGAAACTTTCTACGAGTGCAAGAGATGGTCAGGAACTCCAAGAAGTGAGTCCAGTTCTTGTGTGACTGAACAAATCTTGTGGTCGTATTCCTCTCTCATGAGATCGTATTCCCCTTGAATCCTCTGCAACAATTCTTCTCTGAATTCACAGTTGTTACTATGTATGCATTCAGACAAGTATTCATATACCTGTGTCATGTTCATATACATGAAATACAGATCACTTCTCTGACGAAATAGTTGGGAAAGTTCTTCGTCCATCTTAGGTGATCTTTTTACCTTTGAGAATCTTACTTAGGTCTTCGACAAACAAGTTGAAGTGTCCGAGTCTGTACTGCACCAGTGCCCAAAGTGCGAAAAACATCGTCTTTGTCATTTTGTTAACGTCATTCTCTTCCATCTTATAGATGGGTCCGACCACACGTCCCATGAAGGTTTCGTCTTTGTGTTTACCAGTGATGGCCATCTCAGCCTGGGTCAAGGCACAAGTATCATCATTTACACTCCAGTGGTAGAAGATGAAAGGTATGACCATGGAGTAAAACTCCAAGTTTCTCCTATCATTGAGGAAAGGAGTCACCAATATCCAGACGAGAAATACGAAGTGAATCGCGAATATTATGTTCATCTATTATAAGATGAGCTCAGAAATTAATATGGATGAAATGTGGAACGAATATCACGAAGATATACTGCGGCAATGGGGTGAGCAGTCCGCGTGTTATAGGTATATGCACCACAAGGCATTCTTGATGTTCAAGAGGATGAGTCTACGGTTCAATTTACCTGTGATTGTTTTATCGACGATAACCGGAACCGCGAACTTTGCTCAAAGCACCCTTCCTCCAAGTATACGGAGCACAGCCCCAGCCATCATAGGTGGTATGAATCTCGTGGCTGGACTGATCGCCACAATCATGCAATTCTTGAAAATTAACGAATTGATGGAGAACCATAGGACTGCCGCTTTGGGTCATGGTAATTTGTCTCGAAACATTCGCTTACAGTTAGCACTTCCACGAGAGGAACGTAAAAAGGAGGGTTTGAAATTCGTTGAGGAATGTAAGACAATGTATGATAGTCTTCTCGAGCAATCACCACCCATACCGAAACACATCCTCGTCGCGTTTGAATCTGATTACCCCTACGAAGGTAAGTTTACCAAACCTGAAATACTCGTGGTCAGACCAATTCCTTTCTTGAAACCACCAAAAACGGTTGAACCCATTCGAGCGATCACAGTCAACACACCATTTGAGAAGTTTGGTAAGATGTTAGCACCTTCTGACGACGAAGAAGAGGAAGAAGAAGAAGTTGAGGAAGAATTTGAAGAGACTAAATCTGACGATGGAGAACAGAAAGACGTTGAGCAAGGTAAAGGAGAATAATAAACATGACAAGATTGGTAACAATTGTGCATGCCACGTATGGTATAATTTTCCTTTTTAAAGGTTCTACGATACGCTTATGTAGTGCGTCATTCTCAAGCACTAAATCTATGGCTTGATTAGTAAGATCATCGATGGATTCTTTCATTAAAGTTGTCCCACAAAAAAAAATTGAAAAGGTTCACACGATACACTCGAAGAAAATTGAGTTGGTGCGGAAGTACATCAAGGAGGGGAAGAATGTATTCATCTGTGGTGCGATCGGTGTGGGCAAATCATTCATATTGAAAGAAGCTTTGGAGGGTCTAAATTCAGTGGAGCTTCTCGCTGAACACATGAAGTCGAAGTCTTTGTTCCTACCTTTCATACGACCATCAACGAAACATGTTTACATAGATGACTATGATCCAATTTTCAAACCGATAGTGGAGAGTGTCTCAGACGGTGATAGAATATCTCGCGGATCACTAGTAATCACAACAACAAACATGTGTATGTATCCAAACTTTGAGACTGTTTTCATTCCAAAACACAAACCTGAAGTTCTACTCACTTTGGTCGATGAGATAACTCCACAGATCGAAGCGTCTGCCATCAAGTGTAACGGCAACATCAGAACTTTCTTTTCATACGCAGATGGTTATGATCTTATGGATGATTTTAAGACACCAAAGGAGTTCATAGCGGACGTATTATGTGACTTAAATCCCATACAAATTCACGATAGCATTTCAGAACATGGTCACGTATGGGACATTTTCCAAGAAAACTATCTTAGCTCAGTGGGTGTCGACATTGAAAGAATAACGACATCCTTTTCAGATGCGGATTTCTACGACACCCATATTTATTCCCGTGGAGCGTGGAATCTCATGCCTTACTTTGTCTTGCACGCGTTAACCATACCCAAACACTCCCTCGGTGAGCCCCTCGACAGAGATAAGATTCGTCCAGGGAGTTGTTGGACAAAGTTGGGAAACTACAAGAT